GAAGGTGGTATGGGGGATAACCTGGCAGTTGAGCAGGAAGCTGCTGCTAGGGACCACATCAAAGAGTTGAACCAGGAACTCCTGCTTCGCTCGATGACCATCTGTTCGACTGCTGGTGCCTCTGGTACTGGTGAAATAATCTCTGCTGGTAACACTCTCCGTGTTGGTGACACCTTTGGTGGAACCACTATCGGTGATACTGCTCTCACGTATGACGGTCTTGATGCTCAGAGTGACGCTACCTGGACTGGTGGTGGATCTATCACTGATGGCGAGATTGTTTATGTAAAGAGCCGTGCTGGCTTTACTTCTCTTGACGACATTGTCGAACAAGATGCTCGTAACGTTGCTGGCGTGACTGTTACTAACGGCGTAGACGTATATAACCAAGCTACTCGTGCTGCTGGTGGACACGTTGCTGCTGCTACCGTTCTTGGTAACAGTGGAACTGGTCGTAATTTGACTCTGTCTCTTCTCGACCAAGCCATCCGTGAAGTTCGTGTAAATGGTGCTGACCCTGACGTAATTCTGATGGGTTATGACCAGTTTGACCGTCTATCTTCCCTGTTGCAAGCACAGCAACGTTATCTGGACTGGGGCGAGTTTGTTGTCAAAGTTGGCGACGAATCCACCCTCCCAGGTTCCCACGCTGGTTTCCAGGTGGCTACTTATAGGGGTATCCCAGTTATTGTCGATCCTGATGTTCAGGGTTCGTTCACATCTGCGGATGCTAACCTTGGTAGCAATGTCTATGTCATGGATACGCGGTACATGGAAGTCGCTATTGCTGCTCCTACGCAGTATATCGACAACCGTGACTTCTTCCAGGCAAATGCGTTTGTCCTTCGTGGCCTCTTCTACACCATTGGTGAACTGAGAGCTCTGCGTTTGGATACCAACGCCAAAATTACTGACCTGAACGCCTAATTTAGGTTTTCACGCTAGTTTCTTCATAGGGGAGCCAGTTAATAGCTGGTTCCCCTGTGGTTATCTAAATCTATAAATTTTTTCTTGCTAGAAGTAAGAGGGCAACCTCCGAGGGTGGGATTGGTGGTATCTAGTGAGAGGAGCATAAAATGGCTGTTACTTTTGAAACGTCCATAATTCATGAAACCGTTTTCGGTAACAAAAGAATTGTTACTGCTGACGTAGAAGCCACGGGTACTGTTACAGCGACTGGTGATGCCTTCGCTCCGTCGGCTTTGGGCCTTAGAGGTTTTGACATCATAATGATGTCTGCTCAATCAGTAAGTGGAACTGGTACGGCAACGACGGCTGCTGATTTGGGCTATACCTTTACATATGACTATGCGAATGAAAAGATAGTAGTGACACATCTTGGTCCTGCCGATTTGTCTTCAGTTGGGCCTAGTATTGTCGCTACAGGTGTAAATATCGGCGGAGCCCTAGTAAGGGTAATGGCCGTCGGTTATTAGTTTTACAATTTAGTTAGGTCTGGTAGCACGAGACAGCTCGGCTACCTTCATTCTTAGGGATTTTGCCTTTTATGAGGGTAGCCATTGTTGGTTACCCTTTTTTTTTGTCATTGTGGGGTGGTATGGGTCCGATTTTAAATGGTTTAGGTAACATATTTCTGAGGGTTAGACCTAACATATTGTTAGGAATGATTCTTATTACGGTATTAGGGATGGGCATATCATGGATTGGTTATAAAATGGGAATGGAAGGTATTATCAGTGCAGCTGGTGTTGGTAGTATCGTAGCTATTTCTAATTTGGCGGGTAAAATTTTGGAAACAGAGAAAGGCGGAGAATAATAAGGTATGTTACAGATTATTCAAGGAATTAAAATAGGTTCAGCAATATTGAAGCGTTTAAAGAGTGCTGAGAATCGTAAAGATCTTATAGACACTCTTATGAATGTTCTTGGTGATGGTAAATGTACTAAAAAAGAGTGGACAGAACTTGGGGAAAAACTTGGTGTGTTTACTGAGGGTTAAATGAGTCTATTAGGTCGTTTGGCTTCACTATTTAGTTTAAAAATACGACGGAATCGTGTCGGGAAGTATAATTTCGGAGCAATTCACTTCGACGATTATAATTTACCCATTGTTGGGTTTAAACATCCTCATTTGGGAACTCCTAAACTTTTTTATGTAGACCACGACACTTTATCTAGGCTTTCAGGAAGTGATGATGGCAGCACCGAAACTACGAACACAGATTGAGCTTGAGCAGCCTTTACCTTCTTGGCGTGGTTTCACTACAACTACGTCAGCTTCAACTGCAACCACTGTTTTAGATGTTGCTTTAATTATGGAAGAGGCGAATCGAATAACTTTTGTTGTTGAGTTGGGTGATTTATATATTAATTTTGGGGGTGACGCTACCAGTGATGGTACTTCAATGCTAATTCCTGCTGGTACTGGTTACACTGAAGATAATGTCCGGGTAACTGGGATTATCTCAATTATGAGGGTTGGTGCTACAAATGGACGTATTCGTGGGGGTGTTTGGGGTCGATAATGTCGATTCAATCCGGATCACATAATCTTCGATCTCATCTTGAGTTAATTCAACCCTATGAGTTATTCAAACCTTTCTCACTTACGACATCAGGGGATACGGCTCAAACGGTTTTAACAGTTTCAGCCTTTATGGAAGAGGCTAAAAAGATTACTTTTATCGTTGATAAGGGTGATTTATATGTCAATTTTAATGGTACAGCCACTAATGATGGGACTTCAATGTTAGTTCCTGCTGGAACTGGGTATACAGAAGAGGGAATTGCTATAAATAGCACAATATCCGTGATTCGTGCTGATGAATCCAATGGACGAATTATTGGGGTTGTGTGGGGTTCCTGACTAAGTCATGTTGATTAACGGAGTTGTGCGATGCCTATAGACCGAGGATTTGAATACCGATTTTCGGAGCATGAATTTAGGACAGTTCGAGAGTCGGTTGGGTCCCTTTCGAAACTTATTCCTATTAATAAGACTTTAGCTTCTGCTAATACGGCTGAAGATTTAATTAATTTAGAGAGTAATACTCCTCCTGCTTTGAACCTAATCACGAATCCTAGTATGGAAGTTGGAACTCCTCCCACTGGATGGACTGCCAGCGGTTCAACTATGACTCGTCAGACTACTACTCCACGTACTGGCACATATAGTATGCGATGTGTAGCTGCTAATGCTGCTGCTTACGAAGGCGCATATTATAGTATGACTAACCTACCTCGTGGTTGGTATGCATGTTCTGCATATGTTAGGCGTAGTGGTGGTGGCACAGTTATAGGACGAGTTACCAGTGATGGTGGCACTACTTTTTCCGATAGCCCGGCTATTACTATGGGTAATAACTGGGCTGGTCGTGTTTCTGTGGTGCATCAGGTTACTACAGATAATGCCACACTATCTTTTTATGTGGTTACTGATAGTACACAAGATATAACCTTTTTGGTAGATGATGCTCAGGTGGAGCCATCGTGGGCCTATGTCATGGGTATGGCTGGTGGGACAAATGATCCAAATCCTCCCACTGCTCAAGTTACGACTTTTGTAGATCCTCTTATTGAGAGATTTTCTCGTTGGATGGGTACGGCAGATGCTTCCGTATCAGTTCGTGAGCCATCAATGTCCGAGATTCATGATATTTATCTGTATTCTTTGACTAATGATGCTGTGATTGATTTCAACAGGACTGCTACGAATACAGGTGATGCAGTGGGTCTTGTATTGAAAGCTGGTGTAGCTAATGCCATTAACTTACGACATATCGTTAAACATAGCATCAGTTTTAGAAATAATACGAATGGGGAAACATGTAACGTAATCGGATATGTGCGTGGGATTTAGTAGTCACGGCGGTAGAATTTAATCTTATATAAGGATAAAATATAGATATGGGATTATTTAATGTCCATACAGTTTCAAATGCCTACCGATCAGACTATTTCCAGTATCTTTCAGAACAATGGGCAACGGATGATAATGAATTTACTGGGATGTGGAATCGGGATGTCACTGGTTCTGCAACAATTGTCCGTGTAAACACGGACACTGATATGCCGAAGGTATCATTGACTGTGCCAGCTAATGGGACAGCACGACTTCGGTCTTTGTACACTTTTCGGGCTACTCCGAGTAAGTTCTCAAATACAACTAATACCACAATGGTTCGTGGGGTGTTTGTTGAATTTGAAGCTAAATTTACTGATGTTGCAAATATTAATAATGCTAGCTTTTTCATGGGGTTGAGCTCTTCAACTACGGGGCTTAGAACCACTGCGGATGTTATTGGGTTTGGCCTCGTTGGTGATGCAATTCAAACGGTCACTGATAGTTCAGGAACAGAGACAGTTAACGCTCCGGCTGCAATTACTCTAACTGATCGTAATCTTTATAAGATTGCTATCACACCGGGACAGGTTGAATTTTGGATAAATGGCAATATCGTTGCCACACATACGACAAATTTGCCAGATGTTCTTCCGTTCCTTATGTTCTACTCTGCAAGTGAGGTGGGTGGAAGTTCTGTGCTAGATGTAGGGTATTGTCACGTTTTCTACCGTGGATTTGATGATCAGAGGGCGTTTTAATGCCAGTTGAACTTAGACAATTATATCCTCAACGAGTTTATGAGTTTGGCGATAGTGAATCTTCTTTAGAAGTAATTGGTAGCTCCTCAGGAACACCATTAATCGTTCAAGATTCAACTGACAATGCTTCTAATCAAGTTGCCATATTTCGTGGTGGAAACAGAACCACCGCCGCTGATGGTGATAATGCTTATATCAGTTATACCTTAGAAGATTCAGGTGGTAATCAAGCCGAATTTGCTCGTATGGCTTGGACCGCTAATGATGTAACGACTAACACTAAAGACTCTAAGGTCGTTTGGTCTGTCCAGACGGGT